ATCATATGTCTCTTATTTGTCCTTTCTTCACAACTTAAGTCATGTCAGCAGACTGCTTGTGAATTTAATCAACTTCATTGTGATTATTAGAACGAGTGTCTACGAGTGATTCGGGAAATTAGAATTTTAAAACTTTCTTTCCCTGATTACAGCTCCCGTATAAACTATAAACGATAATTACAGAGCGTCCGTAGGCGCGAACTGAGGGGATATGCTTAAAGAGTTTTTTTATTCTGTAAGAATTATGCTTATAGTTTTAGGTATTCCATCTTTATTTGTTTGGATTTATTTAAATTATTTTAGATGATTCACTTTTTACTGTGATCGAATTTTAGCTTGGTTTTGATTACTGGAGACAACGATGATAGAACGTATTAAGTTCAGGCTTCGAGATCATAGTGCTCATGTGCATCTTTATTACACTAGAAGAGTATTTTTATATTTTTGGTTCCCATTTTTATTCTTATTGATGTTGGTTCCAATTATCCGATTTTTTATATCAGACTGATTTCGTATAATGTAGCCGTGATTATGTTACTTGCATTAACGATCCAGTGAAGAAAACAAAAAGCTATGTTAAATCAAACATAGCTTTTTTTGCTTTGTAGAATGCATTTAACATCAATCCGCATTATACGAAATTAGTCATCGGATAAGCGGGAGGGAGCGCGCATGCCAGATCGGAGGGACGGAGATAAGCATGAGCGCTTTACCGCGTATCCGGATGCTTATTTTTTGGTGTTAAATTTGGGGTCGTAGAGCAGGGCACACTACTGTCTAATAGTGTGCCTGAGTCTCCAAAGTTTTTTTCAATTCGCTCTATGAGCTATATATATCAAGGGTTTTAGTCTTAATGAGAACGAATCGCATTTATTTGCAATTTTGATTAAACTTTGATCGATTTTCTTAGTTTTTTGTTTCTACTTTTATATTCCCATCTCTGTTTACTTCGATTATTCCGTTCAATAGTGTTTGTTTAACTATTTCATGAAATAGCTCAGTGTCTCTTAGTGGCTTTTTCCCAGCTTTCACTAAATCTCTATTTAACTTTAAAGCAACTTCATTTAGTGCTTGTTCTTCTTCGTCTGTAAAGCGAAATGTCTTAGCCATTTGATAACCCTTTTAAAATCACTTAATTCTAAATGAATTTGTGATTTGTGCTTGTATTCATATGTGATTTATGTTTTTATGCGTTAAAAGTGATTTATGAATTTGTGATTTCTTATGCTGGATTTCGAGCGTTTGATGATTCCAATCATCCCGACACATGTATGTAATCTCGATAATCGTTATTGGTTCAATGGCGATATCCGTGATTATGGTGTGCCTGCTGCGACTCGACATGTCAGTAAAGATGATGACGGCAAAACAATAACAGGGGAGTTGTATCACCCATACGAACAGATTCATTCAGACTTCACTGATATGGCGATGAAGTTTTATACAAGTACAACGAATACACCGCCATACGTTGAGATTAAAGGTTCACCACTTAAATTGTTGCAAGGTCATAATGTTTACGGCTTTGATTGCCTTGAATTAGGTACGTATCACATGATTGGTATGTTGCTTGAAGCCTTTCCTAAACTTGCTCCAATTCTTGATTTACCCAATTCGCAATTATCTTGTCTTGATACAACTCAAATTATTCGTTTGCCACATCAGAATATGGTTCAACCTGTTTTGGACTATATGGCCAATCTTTCATCTGGTCACCGTAAAGCTAGAGAAGTTAAGTATCACAACTATATTTCTTGGGGTAATGATTTAGCTAGTGTTCGCCCAAAGGCTTACGGCAAATTTGAAGAAGTAAATAGCCAATTAAATAAGATTCAAAAACAAGCAGATAAGGGCTGTATGCGTTCTAAAACGCTTGTTATGGCTATGCATGATGCTTTGCCATTTGCAAATGCTGTTTTACGTCTTGAAGCACGTATTTCTAAAGATTATTTAACCAAGAATGGTTATCCATCAAATGTTTGGCAACTTATTGAGTTGCAGAAACAACAGCCAGAATTATTGCTGCGCCTCTGGCACGTAGCTTTTGACCCGATCCTAGACACAATGAAGGGTAAATATATGAATTTTACAAGTGATGCTCAGTTAGAAGATTTACTTAAATCCAAGTTGGTTACCTATACCAAGAAAGGTAATCCAAGTTATGTCAGAGCTTATAACGCTTTAGATTTTTATATTTCTATTCGTACTTATGGTTGGAAAGCTGTTTTAGCCCGTCATACAAAATCTCGTTTCTATAAGCGTAAAGACGATTTACTTGAGTGTGGAATCAGTCTTTCACACCTGCAAAACCTTAATAAGAATCCTAACGGCAAAGTCATTCCATTCGTTCGTTTGCTTGAACTCAAGCTATGTGATCAATTGCCATCTGATTATCAAATTCCAGTTTCACCTTATCACAACCCGAAACCGGGTTTACATTTAGTTGCCTGAGGAGGCTTTAACCATGCAAGTTCAATTTAATACACGCACAATTTTGCCAACCGTTTACCGCACAGAGAAAGACGGTAAAGAAAAGGTTTATCTGTCTACAACAGTATTTTCACCACAGCGTTATAACTTGACTCCAGCAGCTGGCGTTATGCCAATCGAACAGATCGAAGCTGTTTTGGCTGAGTGCGCAGACAATGCACAAGAAGTAGAAATTCAGTTTGTAGAGTCACAAACAAAGTTTGGCGCTCAGATGCAAATTTTCAGTGTTAAGCCGATTGCTAAGAAACAGCCATGATTGATGCAGATGAACTAGCAGAAGTTATTCAAGGTCTGAATGGTTGTTTGAGACATACAGAATATTTGCTAATTAACTGTACACATCAATTTCCTGACGCTTTATCACTTAGAGCTTTGCAAAATCAGCTATGTGAAAACATAGAAAAGTTAAAAAAGCTATATGAATCAAAGGCTTAATATACATAATTGCGTATAATGTATAATATGTCAATTAAATCAATGACTTAGGGAAAATTTCATAATGTCACAGCTATATTTTAAATGCAAGAAGTGTGGTGCTGAGTTCTCAAGTCAATTGATTTATTGCCAGCATTTTTATAACTGTAGGGGCTGATTATGTTTGGAATTTCTGAAAAAGAGTACGACCACCAAAAGCATGTTGAACGGCTTGCAAACATAAATGCTAAGCAAGAGATCTTTAAACAATTGGTTGCCCAGTCAACAGATTATTTAGTTTTTATTGGTGATCACGCATTTAGAAAGTCTTTTATTCATAAAGTTTGCAAACTTGAATATGACCAATTTAAAGGCACTGTTATCCATTACTTTGACTTTAATTTGAAACCTTATATGGACTCAATGACAACGGCTATACGAATTCCTGAAAGCGAAATGCCATTTTCAGAAATTATTGAACAGTTGAAAAAATAGGATTTTAAGAAATGGCATACGTCTGTGAAATTGTTGATACAGCTACACAAGCGTGTGTTCAGTGGGCTGTTTACAGTCCTTTATTACCTGAGCTTTCTGATGAAGCACGTAACGAGCTTTTGAAGTGGGCTATAGGGATTTTCATGAGTGTTTTCGTTATTAGAAAAACACTACAAGTCATTAATTAGGAGAAATCAAATGACTAAAAAAAATGCTTTAAAAGGTGCTATTGCTCTTGGTGTTATTGCTCTATGCGTAACTCAACCTGCATTAGCTGATGCAATTTTAACGGGTGCTGATGTTACTGGTGCTGCTGATGGTGCAGGTGGTGATGATGCAATGAAATCTGGTGCTCTATGGGCACTTGGTTTAACTGTGACTTATGTCGTTGTTAAAAAAGTTTTGGGCATTATCAAGAGTTAATAACGGAGAGAAAGATTATGAGTAACGAAAGCTTTTTGAATTATTTCTTTCTCTTAATCTTTCTTATTGCCTTTGCGAGGATATTAAAATGAAGAATATCGTCTTTTTATTGTTATTTTTCCTTTTAGTATCAGGGCATACAAATGCCAATGCTGTTGGTGGTTCTATTGGTGGTTGGAATGTAGTTTCTAATGTTGCCAGTGGTATAGGTGCAAAAATAACAGCAACCAAAGAGGTACTTGTAAACGGTGCTAAAACAACTGTAACAGGTACTGCTAATATCATGCCGAACCCATCTAATATGGGTAAATTTATGCTACGTCTTGGTGGTGCAGCCATAGTCTCTGAGGCGCTTAATCAAATCCTTGATGGCGTTGATTACGTCATGGATTCAGTCAATAACACTATCATCTATCATAAAGAATCTGATGGAAATGTTGTTCACAACTATGACCAATATAGATATTTTGTAACTAGTGCTAATATATATGTTTCAAGTCTTGATGCTTTTGCAAAGAAAAGAAACCTTTATTTCTCTGACTCAGTCGCTACTGCATGTTCTGTCGAATTTCAGAATGGCTTATCTTTGGTTAGTTGTTTAATTACTAATAAATTTTCGGGTGCTTCAGGACGTTTAGTTCAAGGTTATCGTGAAGCAAATCCAACATATAACCCTAATGTAGATAATCCTACTAAACCTGTTAGCGTTCCAGTTCCTGCTGTCTCATCTCAAGTATTAGACCAAGCTGAAAAAGATATTAAAGCAGGCAATCTTGCTTCACCTGCAGTAACTCTTAGTCGTGCTGTTGCACAAGACATGATTCAAGAAGCCGAAGCAGATGATGTCAAAGCTCGTCCTATTGCTCAACAATTAGAAAAAAATCCTGAATACCCATCTGATAATGATGCTGAGGGCGAAATAACAAAACCTGAAGTAATAGATCCTGCTACTGGTGAAGTTGTTAAGCCTGTTGAAACCTCATCTATTGCAATGAAATTTCCAAAGGCTTGCGAATG